TTGGCGCGGGTGACCTGGAAGGAGCACTCGGCCATTCGGGCGCCCACGGGGAGCGCCATGGCCATGGAGTTGGAGCGGGTGACGTTCTCGGCCACGGCCTCGAGCTTCTTCAGCAGCCAATCGAGGCCGGTGAGGATGAGACCCACAGCGAGGAAGTGGATGATGGGCAGGAGCACCCAAGACCAGAGGAGGCGCTGCATCACGCCTCCCCCGGCATGGGCGTGAAGCCGAAAGACGCCATCGCCTCCACCGCGGCCTCGGGGACCACGAGGATGCCGTCGGCGACCTCGTACTGGTCACCGCCCCAGGACACCCCCGCCGCGCCGTCGGGCGCAGCAAGGGCGACGTGACCTTCAGGCAGGACGGGAGCCTGCACCTGGTCGGTGGGCGGGACCTCGGACACCCCCGCCGCGCCGTCGGGCGCAGCAAGGGGCTGGGTGCGTGGAGCTGTGGGGCGCTGGTTGGCCATGGTTTACCTCAGCCGTTGGTGATGTTGGTGATGAGGCCCATCGAGAAGGGCGCGAAGTGCTGGAGCACGCCATCGGCGTAGACGCCGTACTCGTACTTCCTGCTCTTAACCGGCCACTCCAGCTGGTAGTAGTCCTTCCGGAGGCGCTTGCGGAAGAGGTGCGCCGTGTTGGCCAGCGGATAGGGGATGCTGTCGGAGAAGAACATCACCGTGCCGGGCGGGATCAGGGGATGGACCTGGATCTTCACGCGGGTGTTCATCACCTTGTTCAGGTAGTCGCCCACGACCACGCCGGCGCTGATGTTGCCGTCGGCGATGTTCTTCGGGTCCATCGTGAACCGCAGCAAGGGCGCGCCGCTGTTGGCGATGATCTTCTTCGTGATGTTGATGCACTCCTGAGAGCTCACGAAGATGTGGGTGGGGCTGAGGCGGTAGCGGTTGTAGAAGGTGGCGAAGGCCGTCTCGAAGTCGGAGATGCCGCCGGCGCCGTCCGCCGTGAGGGCCGTGCCCGTGCCGGCCACGCCAGTCGCCAGGGTGTTGAAGTAGGCGTTCGAACCGGACTTGGCAGCCTGGGCGAAGAAGCCGTCGTAGTCGAGCGCCGAGGTGCTCTGGTCCGAGGCGGGGAGCGTCGAGGCCAGCTGGCCGGAGCCCGGGTAGGTGGTCAGCACCGCCGAGTTGATGGAGGTGATGGCCGCGAGCCGCTCCGTGCCGGCGGTGGCGCCCACGAACCAGGCGTATCCCCAGGCGCCGCGCACCGCCGTGACGGTGGCCGCGATGGAGCCGTTCGGGCCGGTGACGCTGACCGTGGCGTTGGCGCTCTTCTGGGCCGCGCCGCCGCCGAAGGTGTCGGTGCTGCCGTCGGCGTTGGTCTTCACGATCTGGCCGGGGACCGTCGCCGTGGTCGGGTCGAAGACCTGGCCCATGACGCCGTCGTTGTGGCCGGCCACGTCGAGGTAGGCCTGGGGGCCAAGGGCCACGCAGATGACGCTGGCGGCAGCCTGGGTGGCCATGGAACCGGCCGTGCCGGCGACGAGCGTCGGCGTGGGCGTGGTGCCGAGGGCCACCGAGGTGTTGCCGCCCAGGTCCAGGCGTTCCTCCTGGATCATCAGGGCCTGGAGGAGCTGCAGCACGGCCAGCGCCTTCAGGTCCTCGAAGCCCTTCCCGGCGAAGTCACCTTCGAAGGTGACATAGTTCTCCAGGCCGTAGCCGCGGTAGGCGGCCAGGTATTCCGCGGTGGTCTGCTGGATGACCGCGCCGCGATTGCCCTCGCCCACGCCCGCGCGCTGGTTGGAGGTGTTGATGCCGGTCACGGCCTTCCAGTTGGCCTGGGTGCCGAAGCCGTCGTCCACGCGAGGGATGAGGTTGCGGAAGGGGGTCAGGACGGGGTAGAGCTTCAGGCTGGGGACCTGAAGGTCGTACATCTGGAGGCCCGTGGTGGCGGACCCCGGCTGCACGAAGAAGCGAGCCAGGTCGTCGCCAAGGGCGGCAGTCTGGGCCTTCTTGAGCAGCTCCAGCGTTTCGGGGGTGAAATTCATGGGGATCTCTCCTTTCCCGCGCACAGGCGGGGTGTGGGGGGCGGTTACTGCCCGCCGGTGCGGTGGCTGTTGTGGACGGCCTTCACGAGCTCAAGGGCCTGCTCATGGGCTGGCAACTTGTCGATCTCGTCGGCGCGCTTCTTGAGGTCCTGAGTCTTCTGTTCGGTGAGAATGTCCTCGCCTTTGGCGATGGCCTTCGTGGAGCCCTTGGGGGCTGCGGGCAGGACCTCCAGGTCCTTGACCCGCTTCTCCAGGTCCGCCTTCTCCGTGGCGGCCTTGGCCAGCTGGGCCTCCAGATTGGTGACCTTGGCCAGGGCCTCCTGCTGGGCACCCTCGGCCTTCTGGAGGGCCTCGGCATGCGCTGCCTTGTCGGCCTCACCGGCGTCCTCGACTTCCTCGGCGTCCTCGTACTTGAGGGCGGCCATCTTGCCGTCGCACTCCTTGAGCGCCTTGTGGACTTCGGTGAGGGTGGCTTTGACCGCCTTCGAAAAGCGGGCCCCAGCCTTGGCCAGGTCCTCAGCTCCATCGCCCTTGGCCAGCTTCTCGGCCATCTGGATGACCTCCATGGAGGGAGGGGCCGGAAGGGTAGCCAGCAGCTCGGCGATCTCCTCGGCCGCCATGGCCTGGAAGATCTCGGCGCCCTGGGCCAGCCAGTCTCGCAGCGCGGCGGGGACGGGGCTGTTGTCGCCCTCCCACTCGGCTTCCTGGGCCAGGCTCTGGGCCATCCACCCGAAGCGCATGATCAGATCGGCGAAGGTCGAGACCTCCCACATGGACTTGCGCAGCTCGCCCAGGGTGGCGTCGTCGCCTTCGATCTTCCCGAGGCTGAAGACCGCCTCCGGGTTGGCTGGGCGGTCCACCAGGCTGATCTCGTTGAGCTTGATGCCGGTGATGATGTTCTTGTCGGTGTCGTCGCGCTTGGCGATCTTGCCGCCGACGCTGAAGCCCTTGTAGACGCCGGTCTGGACCTTCTTGATGGCCTCGGTGTCGACGATCAGAGCCTCGAATTCCGTCTTGCCCTCATCGGTGACCTCGCACTTCAGGGCGGTGCCCGCAGCCCAGGCCGTGTGCATTTCCCGCACGGCGCCGAACTTCATGTAGTCCGGGATCGCGGCCTTCATGGCGTCCGCGGTGATGATCTCGCCGTAGGAGTCCACGGCTTCGGAGGAGGCAATGCCGGCCACCTTGAGGGTGCCGTCCTCCTGCTCCTCGACCTTGGCGAACTCGAAAAACTTCCTGAACTTCTTCATGGGGGGTCTCCTCTCAGGCCGCGGCATCGCCGGCGGCGTTGTCCTCGGTGAGCACCGGGAGCACGTCGCAGACGCAGTTGGGATGGGCAGGTGGTGCGGGGTCGCCGCTGGGGAAGACGCCGCCAAGGGGCACGACGGCGTCGAGGTTGGCCTCGCAGATCGGGCACCCGCCCTCGCTGCTGACGATCCATTCCAGGCTCTCTACCACCCCTGATGCGGCGTAGGCCTGGAGATTGCCCTCCACGTCGGCCCGGGCAATTTCGGTCCGGGCGATCATCTCGGCCCGGGCGTCGCTGAAGCTGTAGGAGTCGCCGAGGGTCTCGGCCAGGTCGTCGGTGCTCAGCCCCAGGTCGATGGCGCCGGCCACGTCATTGCGCAGGCGGTCCCGCGTGGTCTCGACGATGCCCTTCACGAGCTCGCCTGCATAGTTCTCAGCCCAAGCCACGGCGTCGTCGTTGACCTGGTTCACCAAGGCGGCATTGGCGGCTTCGGATGCGCGCACGCCGATCTGCTCGAGGGCCACGGCACCGCCGTCCTCAGCGATCCCCTGCAGGATGCCCTTGGCGATGGGGGTGAGGCTGGACCAGCCTTCGAGGTTCAGCTGGGCCACGATCCAGTCGAGGTCCTCAGGGCTGACCGCGCCTTCGGCTTTGCCGAAGCGCTCCGCGATGGCCTTCTCGATCTGGGCGGCCAGGTCCTGGGCCTGGGTCCGGAACAGCTTCTTCAGCTTCCCGGCCAGTTTCTTCTCGGCCTTCAGGACTTGGGCTCGCCTTCGGTTGATCGGCTTGGGTGTCCCAGGGCGCCGAGCCTTTGCCAGGTCGACCGTGTGTTCATGACGGCCGCTGCAGGAGGCCTTGGCGGCAGCTCCGGCGTCCTGGGACTTGGTGCCCCCCTGGCCCCCGGTCGGGGCCTTCTCTCCGGGCTGCGTAGGCTGCCCGCTATTTGGGTCGGGGGGCGTGGATGGGGGAGGGACGAGCGGGGGTTCAGGCTCAGGCAAGGGCTCCAGGCCCATCTCCTCGCGGACCTCGTCCGCGGTGAGAATCCCGCTGGTGACGTAGATCGCATGGACCTCAGCCTTCTCCTTGGGGTCCAGGGCCTCCTCATCCACCCAGCCGAACTCGAGCTCAGGGGCGCCGAAGAAATCCTTGATGACCCGGTCCATGACGCCTTTGAGCCAGTTCTGCAGAGGCTTGAGGCCCTCCTGCTTCGCCGTCTCCTGGGCTGTCTCCGCGGTTGCCCGGTTCATCTGCTTGATCAGGGCCTGCGGGCTGAGGCTGAACGCGAAGCAGATGATGCGGGCCAGCCACTCGTCGTACTCGTCCTTGAGCGCTCCGGCCTTGGTGTCGATGGGAGCGACGCCCTCGGGCACGAAGCGGGCCCCCCCCTGCCCCATGCTCCTCCACCAGGCGTCGAACTGGCGGATCTGGTCCGGATTCCATTCCTTTGGGACGGAGAAGATCAGATTCGGGACGCTGCCCTCGGTGTAGTAGCTGAGCTGGTTGAGCTGGCGCCGAAGCGCGATGTTCACGGTGGTGATCACCTGCTCCACCGGGGAGAAACCGTAGACGCGATTGGTCCGCAGGTTCCGAGGGAGGTAGATCAGCTCCTGACGGGTGTAGTTCGCCGTCGGCACGCCCTTGATGATCTGCTGGTACGCAGGCCCATCGAGGGGCGTCCGTCCCGTCTCATCGAGCACCCGCTTGATGGATGCCCCGTCGATCAGCTCGAGGCCCCAGGGCTGCCCCCCGCGTGTGCGACGCATGTAGATCGTGGGGGAGTCGATGACGAAGAGGTCCTCCATGAGCATTCGCAGCCACTGGCCCCAGGTGTGCTCCTGGTCGGGGGACTGGAGGAACTCTTCGATCTCCTTCGCGCGAGCCGAAGCCTTGGCCTTCTTGTCCCGCGACTTGATGGTCCACTGCAGGATGTCCATCTGGTCCTTGCGGGTCTCGATGGCGAGGCGCAGCAGGTCGTACCCGTCGGCCAGGGCCCGCAGCTCGTAGAAGGTCACGCCTTCGGTCTTCGTGCGGATCTGGATGTTGAAGTTGGTGGGGTAATCGAAGGCCCGGCCCTCGGTCTGGGCCTGGGCCACGGCCGGCAGGGGTGAGCCCGGGCCGAACCACTCGTTCGGATTCGTCGTGAACGAGAAAAGGCCCTGAGCGGGCATGGCGATCGGCGTCTCGCGCCCGCCAGTGGGAGGCATCTACCGCTCCCCTCGGCGCTCGATGAGCCGGTCCAGCTTGTCGTCGATCTTGTCGAGGCGCTTCGCCAACTCGGAGGCGCTGGCGGTGGAGCTTTCCTCGATCTTCGTCATGCGCTCCTTGTCGAACTTCTGCTCCTGTCGGATCTCGGCGAGGCCCTGCTCCATTCGGAACCAGGCGGCCACGAGGACCCCAACGAAGCCGAGGATCTTGAGGAAATCCGACACCCCGAACTTCGTCGGGATGCGGAAGGATTGGGTCTGGCTCGCTGCAGAGGCCACGGGGCAGTCCTCCGGGATGGAGGGCGTCATCGGTTCACCGGCTTGGGGGCGGGGATCTCGGTTCTCGGGGACGTCTCGCGGTAGCCGTTCAGCAGCACCAGCGCCTGCGCCAGGCGGCCCTTCAGCACGTAGATGGAGGCCACGTAGGCCTGGGCCACGGCGCCGGGCGGGGTCGCCTCGTTGACGGCGTCCAGCGGGAGGGCGGGCCAGGTCAGGACCGGTGGCTCCGGGCAAGGGACGGCCACGGGGGTGGGGACCAGGCGCACGACGGGCTCAGGCCGGGCGCAGCTGACGAACAGCAGGCCGATGAGCATGGCGAGGATGAAGTTGCGGTTCACTGGAAGAGCCTCCACACCCAGACGAAGGGCTTGATGACCCAGCCGAGGCACCCGCTGTCGTCGAATCCGCTCACCGCTGGGCCTCCTTCCGGAGGAAGTCCAGCGCCTGGTCGTCGGGGACGGGGGTCAGCAGCGCGGCCGCAGCCCTCTGCTCCGCTTCCTGGCGCAGCTCCGCCGCCTCCAGCTGGGCCGCGTTGGCCTTGGAGACGGCGGCCTTCCCCTTCGCCATCCAGTCGTTCACCTGGGCGCCCACGTCGAGGAGCTGGGCCTTCAGTGACTGGATCTCGGCGTCGCGCAGGGCGAGCGTCTTCGTGGCTTCGGCGTGGCGGCCCTTCCAGACAGAGAGCCGGACCAGGGCGCCGACGAGCAGCACCGTGTAGGCCAGCATCTTCCACCCGAGGACCGCCAGGAAGCCGGAGAGCATGTCAGTTCACGGGGCCGCTGGTGGCGTCCTTGATGCCGATGGCGCCGAGGAACGCGGAGAAGGCGATGCCAAGCTCCGTCAGGGCCGTGGCCTTCGCACCAGCCACCCACTGCCCGTAGGCGTGCACGGCACCGGTGCCGAGGGCGATGAGGCCGGCCCAGAAGGTCTTGGACAGCAGCAGGGTCTTCCAGTCGAGGTTCTTGAGCATGTGGAACTCCTTGAAGGGGCCGGTTGGCCCGGGCGGGGATCAGGCCCCGGACTCCTTTTGCAGCGCCTGGACGACGGTCCAGAAGCGCTCCCAGCCGTTGAAGCCGCCGTTCACGCGGGCGCGCACCCGGCGCCAGTCGCCGTTGATGGCGGCCTCGGCGACGCGGGCCCGGCGGAAGTAGCTGGCGAGGATGGCGGCGGCGTGCTCCGGCTCCAGGGCCTTGTCGGGGAACCGCACCAGGTCCTGCCCGATCAGCCCGCCGTAGAGCTCGTAGTTGTCCCTGCCGGTGATCTGGACCCAGCCGCGGCCGTGGAACTTGACCGCGTCCTCGGGGGTCTCGTTGCCGAGGCTGTGGCGGACGTTGGGCCGGTCCCAGTACATCTTGCGGAAGTAGTCCGGGCCTCCGAGCTCCTTGATGGGCAGGAAGGTCATGTCCTTGCCGTGCACGGTGATGCCCGTCTCCACCACCACGGTCGCGGCGGCCGCGATCTCGACGGGGCGGCAGAGGATGCCCTCGTGGCTCAGCGCAGACAGAAGCCAGGGCCAGCCGGCGGCGACGTTGTCCGCCGGTGCGGCTGTGACGCGGGCGATGGTCTCAGCGGTGAAGGGCACGGGGCGGGGGCTCCATGCCAACGGTCCCGCGTGGGCGCGCGTGGGGCTTGATGTTCAGGACGGGTTTCCCGGGGTTTCGCAGGGTTTCCCGGAATAAAGCAGGTTTCAGGCGGGTCGCTTGATGGCACTCCGGAGGAGGTTGTCGACGTCCTCCTCGAGCACGCGCACACGCCGGCCGCCCCGCGGGCCCAGGCGCTGGTGGATGGTCACCAGGGGCGCCTCCGGATCGCAGTAGATCCGTCGGAAGTAGTCCTCGGTCATCCCGAGGCGGTCTGCCGCTTCTTTGACGCTCACCCACTTCACAGGGCCCCCCGTAGATCACTCGCCAATTTCACCAAGCGTTTCAGCTCCTCGAAGGGAACCACCCAACAGCCTTGGCCGGCGAATTGGAAGACAACGCCGTCCTCGATTCCTCCACAGGAACAAGGGGTTGGATCGAATCGGAGCGGAAGTCGATCAGCTGGCACACCCGCGACCTCCACGCTGACCTCGTTGGTGTCCACGCTCATGCTGCCCCCTGGGTCTGCTGCTGCTCTTCCTTGGCCTGGCGCTCCGCCTCCGCCTTGACGGCCGCTTCCTGTTGGATCCAGTCGAGCAGGCCCACCGACCCGCCGCCGGCGACGAGGTAGGTCACGCCCTGGGTGAAGCCGTCGACGTCGTCGTCGTGGGCCATCTTCGGGAAGCCGTAGAGGTGCGTGAGGAAGTCGTCCACCCATTCGGCGCCCTCGGGCACGAAGATCTTCCCCGCCTCCCACGTTGGCGTCACGGCATGCGCGCGGCTCTGCTTGTCGCGGTCCACTTTGATGGCCACCACCGGCAGGCTGGTGTCGCGCTTCAGCTCCTGGATCAGGCTCTGGCCGGAGGCTTTGTCCTCGACCAGGAAGGCGGTGGGCCGCCACCGGTCCCCCATGGTCTTCGCCTTCTCCTTCAGGTCCGGATAGCTCATGCGGTCCTTCACCCGGTCGAGCAGGTAGACGCCACGCTGCCCCTGCCCCATCACCAGGCACACGGTGTAGTCGTTCTCCTCGCCCTCCTTGAAGGCCGTGTCCCAGCTGAGGATCGTCCGGCTGAAGGTGGGTGGGTCCTCGGGCTTGAACCACTGGACGAAGCCCTTCTTGAAGATCTCGCCTTCCTTCGCGGTGGGGCGCTGCTGGTGCTGCCCCGCGTAGCCCGAGCTGGCCAGCCGGCGGCGCTCCCCTTCGACGACCTCAGGCGGGAAGCGCACCGGGAAGAACAGCTCGCCCTCCTCCGTGCGTGGGTCGGTCCACCCGAGGCTCGTGGGCGTGCGATCGGGGTCCTTGGGGCCGGGCTTCTCGTACTCCTGCCGGATCACCAGCACTTCCCAGTCCTCGGGCTCCATCCCCAGCACGTGGCCAGCCAGGTCCTCTTCGTGGAGGCGCTGCATGATCACGCACCGGATGCCCGTCCGCAGGTCACTCAGGCGGTTCGCCATGGCGTTGTCCCACCAGTTGATCACCGCGTCCCTGGCGGGTTTGGAATAGGCCTCCGCGGCGTCCAAGGGGTCGTCGATGATGATGGCGTCGGCCCGGTCCCCGGTCACCTTGGCGCCGGCGGAGAGGGCCTTGCGGAAGCCCGCGCTGGTGTTCTTGTAGTGCCCCTTGGCGTTCTGGTCCTTGGCGAAGCCCCAGGGGGGTGCGAAGAGCCGCCTGTACCAGTCCGAGTCGAGGATGTCGCGGCACTTGATGGAATCGCGCAGGGCCACGCCTTCGTTGCCCGAGGCGAAGATCCCCCGCCAGCTCGGCTTGTGGATCCACCACCAGGCCGGTGCGCAGACGCTGACGATCGTGCTCTTCATGGAGCCCGGGGGCACGTTGATCAGAAGATTTCGCTTGGCAAGGCGCCCCTCGAGCAGGGCCTGCACGTGGTCGCAGATGACATCGAGGTGCCAGTTCCAGATCAGCTCCGTGCCGGGTTCGATGACGCGCCAGGCCTGCCGCACGAACTCGGCCAGGCTCCTCCGGGCGAGCTCGGCGTCCAGGCGCTCCAGGGAGGGCATCTCCTCAGCGGAGGGTAGGCGCACCTTCACCCCCCTTCGCCTTCAGCAGCAGCGACCGCAGGGTGCGCAGCTCGTCGGTGGACAGGCCGCGGAGGTCGACGGCGGCCAGTTCGATTGGGCCTCCATCGGGCCCAGTGGCCTCCAGCTTGATCGGCGCATCCAGACCCAGCAGCTTCCGGCGGCTCTCCGAGATCCTGACCCAGACCTTCACGCACTCGACGTTCCCCTGCTTCACCTTCGTGACGATCGCGAGGGCCCCCATCTCCAAGCGCTCCAACTCGAGGCGGCGGAGCTCGTCCGCATTGCCGAGCCGGAGCTGGGCGAGCCGGTCCAGCTCGTCCATCACCAGCTGGTGGGCTCGCTGCATCGTGACGCCCAGGGCCTCGCCGATCTGCCGGTACGAGGCGCCGGACTTCCGCAGTTCGAGGGCCTTCGCCCGGTTCTCGGACCCGCGCACCTGGTTCGGGGTCGTCTTTAGGCGCTGTTTCCCCACTTCAAGCTCCCTTGCTCAAGCAATTAGCGGTTCCCGCGTGGCCATCTGCCCCGTGGCGGTCTCCCAACGGGTGACGATCACGTCGCAGTAGCGCGGGTCCAGCTCGAGGAGGCGGGAGGCGCGGCCGGTCTTCTCCGCGGCGATGAGGGTGCTGCCGCTGCCGCCGAAGGAATCCAGAACCGTGTCCCCGAGGTGGCTGGAGTTCAAAAGGCAGGCAGCGACCAGGTCGACAGGCTTCATCGTGGGGTGGACGTCATTGCGGGCCGGGCGGTCGAAGTTGAGCACGGTGCTCTGGGACCTATCCCCGGCCCACGTGTGGGGTGCGCCAGGGGCCCAGCCGTAGAGGATCGGCTCGTGCTGCCAGTGGTAGTCCTGGCGGCCGAGGACGAATGCCTGCTTCACCCAGACCAGGCACTGCTTGAGGAGCCAGCCGGCCTCAGCAAGGGCGCCGCGGAAGTTCAGGCCCTCGGTGTCCGCGTGGCAGACATAGATCGCGCCCCCGGGGCGGGTGTGGGCCAGCGCCTGGCGATAGAAGGCGAGGAGGAACACGCGGAAGGATTCGTCAGCCATGGCGTCGTTGGTGATAGTCAAGGCGTCCTTGGTCTTTCCCTCGTAGGCCACGTTGTAGGGGGGATCGGTGAAGACCAGGTCGGCCCTGGATCCATCCATCAGCCGGTGCAGGTCCTCGGCCCGGGTCGCGTCCCCGCAAAGCAGGCGGTGGCGCCCAAGGGTGATCAGGTCTCCATGCCGCGTGACGGGCGTGCGAGGGAGCGGCGGGGCCTCGTCCAGGTCCACACCTGGAAGAGTTCCGTCCAGCTTGGCCAAGAGATCGAGGCCGGCATCCTCGGCCAGCTCGGAGAGCATGGCGCGCAGTGCGTGGTCTTCGACCTCGATCTCATCGAGGAGGCTCCCGAGGCGTTCTCGGTTCGCTTCTGCGAGGCCCGCTAGGGGGTCGAGGGTGGCCAAGATCAGCGCCTCTTCGTCCTCCGCCAGGTCGACGTACGAGACGGGGATCGTGGGCTCCTTCCTGCGCTTGGCCAGGGCCACGCGAAGATGGCCATCCACGAGGAGGCCCGTGCGTCGGTTCACGATGACGCCCTGCACCCACCCGACGCGCTCAAGGACGCTTTCGAGGGCCTGGTGCTGCAGCCGGGGGTGCTTCCGCCAGTTCTTCGGGTTGGCCATCAGGGCCTGGGGCTGTTCCTCCCCGTGTCCGACGATGCGGTTCTGGAGGCTGATCACGAGAGGAGCCTCGGGCCCTGCGCGCACGCCGCACTCGGGTCGCATGGTGCCTCCCATTCGCAGTTGGGGCAGCGGTAGTGGATCGGCAGCGGGCAGTCCTTACCGAGGCACACTCGGATTAGGGCGTATGCCCCGGGAGACAGCTGCCCTGGGCGCGGCGCAGGGAACGGCGGGCGCTGGGGAACGCGGGGAGGAGTGCGGCTCTGGCTCATGCCACCCTCGCCCGCAGGACGACCCCTGCGGCCTGCAGGAGGGCCTGCGCCTCGCCCGGGGAGGTCACGAACCCTGCGGGGCATCCCCGGGCCCGCTGGCGCGTCAGGAAGGCTTCCTGCTCCTGGTGGTGATGCCACTTCGCCCAGGTGGACTTGGAAGCGCCAGGTTTCGGAGGCTGGGGGGCCTTCCAACCCGGCCGCTTCACCTCGAGGAATGCTGACCGCCCGTCGGGCAGCTCCACTTCGAGGTCAGCTTCCCCGGGCTCACCCGCGGAGAGAAAGCGGCCCTTGGGTCCCCATGGGTGGTTCGAGCCCCCCACGCGGATCTTCAGGACGTTCCGGCGCTTCACCTTGAGCCCCTGGGCCCGCAGGAAGTCCATGATGGCTTTCTGGATGAGGGTTTCGGGGTTGGTTTTCCGGGTAGCCGTCATCGGTGCCCCTGAGAAACCTTGAGAGACCTTTGCTGTTGGTCTCTCACCCTCAAAACCCTCTCTACTACTACCTTTGAGAGACTAGAGAGACCTGAGAGACCTTTTCTGTAAAGTACTGGTGAATATTTGCTGGGGAAGTGTGGGAACACGTTTGAGGTCTCCGGGTCTCTCAAAGCGAGTCCTACGGCCCGCCTAGGTCTCTCACTAGGTCTCTCGCCAGGTCTCTCTAGGTCTCTCATGTCGCCTGCCATCGAGCCCGCCTTTCCTTGCCGTGCAGCGTCCTGACCCACCCGCGGCCGCGGACGATCTCCGCGAGGCGCATTGAGGCCCCGCGGTTCTGCTGGGCCACGGGGACACCCATAGCGGTGAGGAGGTCGCCCAGGGCGTAGCCGTCGAGGGGAACGTGCCCTGCCCTGCCCATCACGCCGAGCGCCGTGTCCAGCAGGTCCTCCCAGGGGTCTGAGGCCTCAAAGCGCCCGGCCTGGTCAGCGCGGAGGGAATCCTGCCCCTGGTCCAGCCAGTGAGAGGCTCCGCCCTGGAACAGGTTGAGGGCTTCGGCCCAGAGCTGCTCCCGCTGTTCCGCCAGTAGGCCGATCTCCGCGGGCGCCCCGAGCTTGATGGGCCAGAAACGCCGGGAGCCGGTGGGGTCGGCCAGGAAGCCCTCCCGGTTCGTCGTGCCCACGATGACGCTGGACCGGGGGAAGACCTGCACCGTGCGACCGTACGGCGGGCGGTAGGTGTCCTCCGCTGAGCTGATGAAGCCTTTGATCCGCTCCGCGGCCTTCGTGCTGATGGCGTGGTCGATCTCGCCGAGCTCGTAGATCCACCGGCGGGCCAGCACGAGGTAGGCGTCCTTGGACTCGAGATCGATGGAGCTGTCCCCGAACCACTGCGCGCCGGCCAGCACCCGCCAGAAGGTGGATTTGCCCCAGCCCTGGGGGGATGCCAGCACTGTGACGGTGTCCACCTTGCAGCCAGGCTGCAGGGCGCGCCGGACCGCGGCGACCAGGGTGCAGCGGAGCATGGTCGAGGCGAGGGGCTGATCGTCGGCGTGGAGGATCTGGGTGGCCACCTGGTGGATCCGCTCAGTCCCGTCCCAGGGGGGGAGGGCCAGCAGCCACTCCCGCACGGGATGGAAGGGGCTCTTGTAGGCCTGGGCGTAGATCTTGGCCTGCACGTCCTCTCGGCCCCAGGCCACCCCGTAGTGGTCCTCGAGCTGCTCCTGGACGTGGTCCACGAAGCTGTCGGTGACCACCTCGCCGTGGAAGGTGATGTCCTGGCTCATCTGGTTCAGCCGGAGGGCGGACCCCCAGGCCGGGTCGAGCCGCAGGATCTTGGCGAGGTTGCCCGGGGTGCGCTTGGGCCGGCCCTGCTTGTCCTTCGTCAGGAGCTCCGCAAGAGACCCCTGGCCGCCATCCTCGGCGGAGGCCGGCGCGGGGTAGTCCTCGGGGTCGGGCGTGGTCCATTCGATGTGAACCGCCGTGCTAGGCAGCAGGTAGCCGAAGGACTCCCGGCCGCTCGTGCGTGCACTGGAGACCTTCGAGCGCAACTCGGCGAGGGACCACGGCGGCGAGCACCTGGCGTTCCACTCGCTGAGGTAGCCGAGCGCCTGGTCGTCCGTGAGGTCGAAGCCCCGGACCAGCTTGCAGGCCAGGCGGAAGGTGTGGGCGTCCCCACCCTCACCCTCGATGGCGCCGGGGACCTTCTCCAGGAACTTGCGGATCCGGAAGTCCAGATCGGTGCCCTGCCCATGGATCGGGAGCGGCGCGTGAAGGGGTTTGGCAGGCCTGGGCTCACCGATCCAGGTAGGGTCGAAGCTCGGGAGGTGCTGCGCGGACTTCCATTCGCCCTCTTCCTCATACATGGCGCCGCTGGGGTGGATCGAGCCCGGAGCCACCACGTAGCCCCCGTCCCCTCGGACGTCCAGGGCCATGCCCAGGAGCTTCGCGCCGTTCCGGACTTCGGCGCCGGGGTGCCGGAAGAAGAAGTGTTTGCCGTGCCCGGTGCGGGTGCGCTGCGGGCTGGGGTGGTAGCCCTGCATCCAGGTCACGGCGTCCAGCTGGTCGGCGTCCACCACCACCACGCCGGACACGGCGCCGGTCACGATGCCGACATTCAGATCCAGGCCGGCGGCGAACCACTCCCGCAGTTGATCCTCCCCGGCGATCTCCTTCTGCCACCGCTTCCAGGTCGCCACCGCCGGGCGCTTGTCCCGGGCCTTGAGAGGGATCACGGAATAGCCGAAGCCCAGTAGGCGCAGGGCTGTATCCAGCGGGTTGGGGCGGGCGGTCGTTGCTGCCATCACTTCAGCCGCCAGAGCACAAAAAGGATGGTGGATGCTGCGCCCAGCACAAAGCCAACGCCCATGGGGATGAAGAGTTCAGACCAGCCCATGGGGGATTTGGGACGGTAGGGACGGCGGGGGGTGTGCTGGCGTCCGGCGGGCATTACGCAACCCTCCGCGCATCTGCCGGCGTCCCCGGAGGCAGAAGCCAGAAGGGCGCGAAGGCGGGATGCTCGCGAGTCATCTGCTCCACAGTGGTGATGGCCGCGCCACGACTGATGATGATCTGCGTACGCAGGCTCTCCTGGACGAAGCGGTAGATCTGCAGGGGGGTCATCGTGGAGTAGTGGACGGTCATGCGACGGACTCCCCAAACAAAGAGACTTCTTCGTGTGTCTGAAGCCGCAAGCAATGGGGGCTAAACCAGATACGCTCGCGGCCCGCGTTATCGCGGCCAGTGGTTTCTCCCTGTGACCCGTACCCGCCCTTGGCCTTCCATGCCTCAACAGCCCAGGACGATGGCATTTCATGTTCCCCCTCGTATCCACAGAGCGCGATCCGTAGGAGCGGGTTGTCCCCATTGGCAATAGCCCATTCGCGGACATCGTGAGCCACGCTCAGGCAGTCCTCTCGGTAAAGGTTCTCGCTTCGATCAGCCGTATCCGCATAGGGCGGGTCCAGGAAAACGCCAGTCATTCCGTGCTTGCTGGTGACGCTCTCGCCCATCACGCGGGTCCAATCCCCGCAGCACACCCGGACATTTCGCAGCCGGTCGGCAAGCTCCTGGAAGGTCTGGATAAGGTATTCACCCCGCCCAGCGTTCCCAAGGTGAGGGAGCTGGCGGTTGATGCCCTGCCCAGCGTTCCCAAGGTGAGGGAGCTGGCGGTTGATGCCCTGCCCAGCGTTCCCAAGGTGAGGGCGCTTGCGGTTGATGCCCTGCCCAGCGTCCCCAAGGTGAGGGCGCTGGCGGTTGATGCCCTGCCCAGCGTCCCCAAGGTGAGGGAGCTTGCGGACATTCACCAACTTGCGGTCCACCACCCGCCAGGGGCCATTACCTGAACACCAGCCAGAGCCGATCCAAGAGCAGATGCCCCAGACCCACCAGCCTGCGACCTTGGCGTCGAAGTAATCTGGGTCCGCGTCCAACATGCGAGGGAGGTCGTCCTTCTTGCCGAGCAGCCAGATGTGCCGGGCGTGGAGGTCGTTCTCGTTCACCGGCCAGTCGGCCCAATGCGCGACTGTTTCTGGATCGTGTTGGACGGCTCGCCAGAAGTTCGCCAGCAGCCCGTCCTTATCGTTGACTGTTTCTGTCCCGGTGAAGGGGGGCCGATCCAGCAGGACAGCGCCAGACCCGAAGAAGGGCTCGACATAGTTGGTGACATCGCCAAAGCGCCGCCATACCAGATCTGCCACGGTGGACTTTCCGCCGAACCAAGGGAAGGGTGCCTTCATCCCACCACCTCCACATCCACCACCGCCACACCCGCGCCCACCATGCCGAGGGCAACAGCGGCGGCACGGGACAGGTCGAGGTCGCGGCCGGGCACAACGGGCCCTCTGTCCGTGACCCTCACCACCACTGTCCGGTCGCCCAGGGAACAGCGGAGGCGAGTGCCGAACGGCAGGTAGGGATGGGCCGCCGTGAGCGCGTTCATGTCGAACACTTCACCGGAGGCCGTCTGGCGCCCGTGGTAGGGGTGCCCGTACCAGCTCGCCGTCATGAGGTTCAGCGGCTCCGGCGCGGCGGCCCGGGGCGGCACTGGGTGCGGAATCGGGCTGGAGGTGATGAACCCGGCGGCGATCATACCGAAGGAAAGGGCGAAGGCGCCGAGGTAGGCGCTCAGGCGGCTCACAGGGGGCCTCCCACGTGCCCGAGGATCCCGTCCAAGGTCCCGCGCAGCCGGTAGAGGTCCGGCTGCAGCAGGGTGCGCTCCTCCGCGCTGATACTGCCGTCTTCGAGGGCCTGGATGAGCTGCTGGACGGCCTTGCCGCTTTGCGCCGACAGGCAGCCGGTGAGGACGGGCAGCCCCTGGGCGTCCATGACGTGCGCGCCGGGCTCGTACCCGCAGCGGATGTTCAGCCATTCGATCAGACCGAAGCCGAGCTCGCGGGTGATGGCGGGGAAGTCGAGCGGCACCGGGACGTCCGGCTCGTGCTCGTTCAGCCACCGGCAGATCAGCGCGGGGTCCTTGCCGCACTCCAGGGCCAGGGCCTTCTGGGGGAGCCCGGCGTCATCGAGGGCCCGCTTCAGGACCCGCTTCAACGCCTTGCGCTGAGGGTCAATCGGGTGAGCGGTCTGGCGTTGCGGGGGGAGGGGCGCGATGCTGCTCATGCTGGAGGCCTCATGGCTCGATTACTGGAGGAGGGGGGAGAAGGTCACCACGGCCAGCCCCGCCTCCAGACAGGGCACGCAGACGGCCGTCTGGGCCGTGGTGAGGGGGTCGGGTTTCAGCCCGAGGGGGTCCCCGCCCGCTGGTTTAACCAGCCGTGCCGTCCGGCTAGACCCTTCGCTGGTCGTTGCCGTGCCCGTCGCCACGCGGGCTCGGGGGCGGGGGAAGAGGTCCACAGGAACGCGATTCGAACGCGCGAAGGCCGGTGCGCCCGGCTGGCCGCCATGGCCATCCTGTGGGGTGGTGGTGGGGTGGGGGATTGAATGGGGATTCAGGTTCTGATTCCGCTCCGGCTGCTGGTAGGCCTGCTGCCTCGCGGGTTCATGGAGGAGCTGCGGGACCGCGACGCCTACCGCGCCATGCCGGACCGACGGCCAGCGCCAAAGCGAGAGGACCTGGTGCCGTTCGACCGGCAGGGCGGCGGGGAATGAGGGGGTCATGCCGCGTCCTGGGCGTTGGTGGGCGGCTCCCACAGGTCGGGGCGGAGTTCCCAGCGTTTGATCGCGCCCCCGGTGGCCTCCTCGATCCGGCGCGCGAGGGCAGGGCCGGGGCGGGTATCACCACGGAGAACAGCATGGATATGCGAGTAGTCCGCGCTGAGCGCATCCACCAGCGTCTGGATCTTGGGGACCCGGCCCCGGAAATCAGTCATGCCACAAGTATGGGAAGGCATCCCATACAATGCAAGGGGTCACTAGATGGGATTTTCTCCTGTAGGCCCGAAGATGGAAGCATGGATATCTGGGAGCAGCGGAAGAGATTCAAGGAGGCTGTAGCCGCCTTCCGGAAGGCCTCGGGCAAGCGGCTCCAAGAGGTCGCGGAACTTCTGGGCCTAAAGGAATCCACCTTGAAGGACTACCTCTACCGCGAGGACGTGCGCCCCTCCCTTCAGGTGCTCCAGCAGGCTGCGGCGCTGTTCGGCTGCTCGGTGACGGAGTTCATTGACGACCCAGGCGCCCAGATCGCCGGCTTGGATCCTGGTGATCTCGGCCAACTATCAGCAGCCAAGCGGGCCGTAATGAACATGGTGTTCCAGCGGCTGAAGCATGGGGATGTGACGGATGAGCAGGCCATGCAATACCTGAAGGGATTGGATGTCTTGGTAGAGCTCGGCAAGGTTCGGAAGCCAAGGTTCGATTGACCCAACCCATGGTCCGGGGGGATCATGGCCGCCCGCGCTGGAGCACCCGTTGACGCCCGTCTGGTATGGCCGCCGCTACCCCACCCTGGAAGACTTGGAGCAGCACGCCCTTGATATAGGTGTGCCGGTGGACTACGGCGACTATCCGGCCCCCGCATGCCTCTGG